ACGTCGACTTGCCACATCCATTGGCGCCGATCAGGCCGTAGCGGTTGCCGTTGCCGAATTTCACGGAAACGTTCTCGAACAGCGGCTTGGCGCCAAACTGCATGGTGATGTTAGCTGTGGAGATCAAAGAGCTTACCTATCAATAACTTGGGGAGCGATGGTTTCAGTTGATACCGATTTGATACCATTTTGGAGCTTTTCCATCTCGCTCCAATCTGAGCTTGAGTTGATCCATCGCGCATACGTTGACAGCAGCATCTGCACGCTGTGGCCGAGCTGCTGAGCAATAAAGGCGGGGTTCAAACCGGACATTAAGCATATTGTCGCATAGGTGTGGCGGCAGTTGTATGGCGGCCGGTAGCGAATTCCCAGCGCCAGCAGGGCTGGACGCCATTGCTTGTGGATGTCCGATGTTTGTTTCACGTACTCTCCGTTCTTCGAGGGGGGGAAAACGTAGGGAGTCTCAAGCACCTTACCCACTCCACTTTTCCGACGTTCTGCATAATCTCGCGCGAACTCCAAGGCGTGAAGCGCGCGATCGTTCAGCAATACGAACCGATCGCCGCCGGTTTTCGTGCGCTCTTCGATCTCTCCCAGGGCGACTGTCCGACAGACGTGAGCGATTTTTTTGTTGAAATCAATCGCGTCCCAGCGCAACGCAAGTGCTTCAGAGAGCCGAAGTCCCGTGAAAAAGACGAACTCGTAAAAGGCTGCGTAGATTGTTCCAGGCCAGTGCTTGTGGGCGTAGAGCTTGGCAATGATCCGGTTCGCCTCGTCTAACGTGAATGGGTCTATCTCTTTGCGGTTGCGCTTTGGCAGTTCGATTGAGTCGGCGGGATTCTTCGCAAGCAGCCCGTCGGAGACGGCCGACTTCAGCACTGTGGAAAGCTTGGTAAGGGCGTTGCGCTTCACCCCAGGCGAAGCCCAGGCCGTAGAAGTGATGATCGTACGGATCAGGGTAGGGGTTATCAGATCGATCCGGACCAGTGCCAAGCGCGGGACCCAGTATAGGTTCAGTGCCCCTTTATAATTGTTCCTAGTGCCCGCAGTGATCTCCCGGCTATCCAACCAGAGCTGGGCATATTGTCCGAAGCTGAGCGCGCTTCCAGAGACGGTTGCCGAGCCGGGGAACAGCTCGGCGTATCTGTCGTCATCAAGCAGCCCATGTTTGATGAGGCTGACTACCTGATCGCGAAGCTTGGATGCAGCTGCGATGCCTTTTTGTGTCTGGGGATAGGGGAGCGTTTCACAGCGCCGGACCCCGTTGTAGGTAAAGCGGACACGGAGAGCGTTCCGGAAGACTTCCACCCCTCGGGGCATACCCACTGACTTTCCAGCCATTCTTCGTATCTCCTGATGCTGTAGATGATTCGGCTGCCTTGCTTGATCCACACTCCCATGGGGATCTGGCGGCGTGCACGCCTGGCCCGCAACGCATATACGGTGGTGCCCAGCAGGTCCGCCATTTTCTCTTCCGATACCTTGTCCATTTCGTGGACAACGGCCACCTCGCGCTCTGCGCTCATGTTTTGGTACCTCTCTAATTGAATTTCGGCCCGCACTCGGGCAGTCGGCGCCCTTAGTTGAAAGCATGCCGCGCTTGGCGGTAGCAGGGGTTAATCGATCTGGTAATAGACGTAGCAGTTGACGCCCTGAGCTTGCAGCGATTTGTGCATGGCCTGGACGCCGGCATAGCGACGATTCCCCTGGCCCCTAAATGGCGCATCAAGGTGAAGCGCTCGTCCGTGCCAGCGGCTGGCCGCAGAGAGATAGCCAGGCAAGCCGTGTTTTGCGATTGTGGATTCACGCACCCGGCGCATCGGGATCACAACGCGATCAAGATTTGCGCTACCGCCATCGTCTGGCTGAGCGTTAGCGGCCTCGACGCCTGCGGCCACGGCTATCCGGATCTTTTCTGGCAGCCCTTCGAGTTCATCTTTTGTCATGGCATAGCTCCGCCCGCCGATCACCGGCAGACTGCATAGATGGGAGGGAAGGGGTTACTTGGCGATGACGTCGGCGCTTGCGATGAAACGGCCGAGGATCATGCCCAGAGGAAGTTGTAGGCAGAGCCACACGATGATGCATTGAGCGGCTAGTAGGCTCATGGTTTCCTCGCTCGTGCATACCGCTGCTGGCGCTTCTTTGAGCAGGAGCGGTGGTTTCCGTGGGCGCGGTATTGACCGCATTCGTCGCATACCCCGTTCAGTTCGAGGCAGGGCATAGGCATGGCGCGGGGCGTAGTGGTGCGGCGCAGGACGGTCAGGGACCAACACCCACCAACAAAACAATTTCAGTTGGAATTTTTAGATCTACCCTGTATTTTCTCGATAGATTGTTATGGGGGCTGAGATGGACTTTTCTGATGTGTATCGGTTGTGCAAAAGAACCCAGTCACTGAAGCGGGGACTAAAAGCCGTGAAGGCCCAGCTTGATGATTCTAGTGTCGATTACATATCAGTAGAAGGTGCGACAGTTGATTATTTTGCATCAATTCCAGGATATAGGTTTACTACCTTCGAAGGAGTGGCATTTTTTCCAAGTGACCTGACAAAGGTATTGCCTAAATCTGGCTTGTCTTGGGTCAAAGACGGTCTGATTCAAGCAGATGTTGTTGTTCCTCCCTATTACTCTATGGGTTTCTTGTCCGAATATGCCAATAGGATTAGAATGGCTCAGACAGAGGCTGAAAAAATCCTGATAGGCAACGAACTTCTCAGAGCTATGTATCCATCGGACGGACTAGCTGAGATAATCTGCGGGGTATGGGCCCTGCGAAAAACCTATCATAGCTTTCAGCTGACATTAATAGAATCAGCTAAGGCCTATTCTCTAGGGCTGCACGCTGTAGCGATCACTGGTTTGTTACCTTGCATCGAAGGAATTGTAAGATCGCTTGGATCGCATGTAGGTCTTCATGTGCAGTCGTCGGTGAATATTCGTCAGTTACTCAAGGTTTTTGATCGCCTCAAGCGCAAAGAACTCAATATGATGTTTGATGGATATGACTGGCTGCCAGCAGAATTGAACGCTGACTTCCTATCAAGGTTTCACGAAAGGGTTCAAATGTATAACGGTATCTCTGATTACTTTACATCAAAGCTTTACCAACATACAGATGATGTGCCAGATTCAACGTCGCTGAATAGACACGGAATTGCTCATGGGCTTTTTCATGGATACGCAAATGCTGAAAATTATCTGCGGCTTTTCAATCTTCTTAGCGCGCTATCGCTGGTCGCGGCTATTGCGGAAGGCAAGGGTAGTATGTTGCATCCCGGATCAAGCGATGACTCTAAGCTCCTCGCTAGTAAACTAGAAGTCTGTCGGTTGGCTGGCACATTTATCTGCTTATAACTCACTCGACAATAATATGATGGCTATCCCGTGCGCGTAGATCTAGGCCAATCTGACCTGCTTTTTCGACGCAAGCCTGGTTTAGCCAGATGCATTCCGTTCGGTTGGCGGTACCGCGCCCCGCCGATATGCGAGCCGAAGTAGTGTAGTGTGTCCAGCCTGAGAGCGTGTCCATATAGAGATCGCTGGGGTAGCCCGACAGCGCGACCATTCCTTCTAGCTCGAGCAAATTGCTCAGCAGATCTCGATGCTCGGCGTCATCCATCTCATGCCGGTAGTAGCGCCCGCTCAACGCACCCTTGTATCGCGTGTCATGCACATAGGGCGGATCTACGTAGTGGAGCGTGCTGGGCGCGTCGTGAGCTCTGATGACCTCAGTGCTGGTCGGTTTTCGATGAGCACCCCCGACAAGCGCTGGCCAACCTCGGCGATCGATTCGGGATACTCTGCCCACAGGGACTGGGCTGTTCCATATTGCCGCTTGGTATCGATTCGAAACCCGGTAACGCCCTTGGTCGCTCCGGCTGAGCCAAAGCCCATTTGAGCACGAATAACCGTGCGCCTGGCGCGCTCGACCGGATCTCCAGTCGTTTCCCACGAAAGTTCGAATTCTTCTCGTGAGTACGGAGTTAGCACCAGGCGCTCAACCAGTCCCGATCGACTTTCAGGGTTTTGCAGTACGCGAAAAAGATTCACGATATCGCCGTCCAGGTCGTTGTAGACCTCGGCGTAGGACCTGGGCTTCTGCATGAGCACGCCGGCAGCACCACCGAATGACTCGACGTAGCAAGTGTGCGGCGGAAAGTGCTGCAGGACCCATGGGGCTAGCCTGAACTTGGAGCCGTGGTACCGGATGACCGGTGTGGCGATCGTCATGGCAATCTCCATTGCAGGCGCCGCCCTCCGATATCTCGGTGAGTGGCAAATAGGGGTGGATTTGGGGTATAGATGATGGCCGGCATGGGGCCGGAATAAGGACTAGTTATGCAGCAGCAGGTTAGCTACTTGGCCATTGGGTCAGATGAAGGGACCATGGTTTACGATGCGAAGACGGCACAGAAGCCTTTGTTTCTGACCAGAACTGGCCCGTCTACGTATTCAGCCACCTTGGTTGAGGGCAATTTTTCACATGTTGATATAAGTCGCATCAAGGGCTCCTTTGAAGTGGTTACCGCCAGCGAGATATTACGTGGCTATGTTGCTCTCCAGATGCCTGACATAACGAAAGCTGGTGAGCCAGAGTCGTTTACCGTCATACTCGAGGCGAATGCCCCGGATTAAATATTTCACCATCCGGATCCTGCCGAATCATCAGCATGCTCTACCGGGCGTATGCTGCGCGGAATGCTTGGGATCTTCGTGATCAAGTTGAGCTTGACCAGGGCGCCCAGGCGCTCGGCGATGCAGTTCTGGCGCACACTGGCGAGTTCGGCAAGATCGGCCAGGGTAGGTGAGTAGCCGTGCTTTGCAATGTACTGGCGGATGTGCTTGAGCGTTTCGAGCTGGGGCTTGGTGGGTTTTTTAAGTGCGGGCATTGGTACCTCGTTGTTCAGCTAGTCCAGCGGGTGCGGTACTTCACAATGTCCCGAGCAGTGGAGACACCGCAGCCATACTTGGCCGCCAGATATTCGTAGCCGCCAATGCCCGCTTCATACTCGGCGCGCATGGCGGATACTTGTTCAGTTGTGAGCTTTGCCCGCTGGTGGCTGGCACCGCAGCGGTGATTCGTGTGGTTTCGAGTGATCTTCTGCATACAGTCCGCTCGCAGGGATATCCAGCCAGGCCAGACGCCGGCGCTGACTTACTCTTTTGGTGAAGCGCTTCAAGATTCGAACCCTGAGCCTTCGATCAGCGCCCTGGCGTCAGCGCGCGATTCCATCTCCTGAGCGAAGTTGCTCGCTTCCTTCCAAGTGTCCCGCTCGCCAACTACCTGGCCGGTCGAGCGCTCCGTGACTTGGAAGGCGCCTGGGCCCTTGCCCACGATCTGATAGCGAATCTGCTGCACTGGTGAGCGTCTTCCGATGCGGGTGAAGAGGTCGACGGTGGCGGTGTTCATTCGAGCGCGCACGGCCTCAAGGACGGTTACGCGCTGATGCATCAAAGGGTGCATGTCTTTCTCCTTGTCTGAAGGCATTGGTCAGGACCCTGGGGCAGGGTGCTGGCTCATATCGACGGCCAAAGAAAAGCCCGGAAATGCCGGGCTTTGTGCTCAAGTGGTACCACCCTACGAGAGCGGTTCGTGCTGCCCTGGGCGGGCGCTGGTTTATCGCTTCATGGGCTCAACCCTCCATCAGTACGCCGCTGGTATGGCAGCGGCACCCGTCAAGCGCAGTATTCGAAGGCCTCAGCCTTGCGCATCACACGCACCTCGGCGGTACGACGTTCCGGCGCGCGGCGGTCGCGGCGCATTGAATGGTCATCAGCCACCGCGTGCATGGTGATGAGCGCGGCGAGCAGGATGCACACCGGTGAAATGATCTGACGCTTCATGGCCTCGGCCACCAGCGCGGCCCGGCGGTGCACACCTAACTTGAACATGGCCACGTCCAGCCGCTTCTTTACGGTGCCCGGCGAGATGCCGAACACCTTGGCGATTTCCTTGGCCGTCATGCCCGCCGCGACGGACATGCAGTACTGCAGTTCTTTGGGCGCCAGGCCTCGTCCGAGGTGGCCTTTCCATTCGCCGCTGATGATGGTTCCCATGATGATTCCTCAGACTTGGTAACTCGTTCGATTTCCCGTCTGGCCCTGTCGCCAAGGCCAGCCAGTGAAATCCGTCTCTCTTAAAGAACTTGGTTCCAGTCGATCCCTCGCGGGGCTGGGAGGCCAATTCGCTGGCCCCGTGCTAACTGGCGGCTTCACCAGTCGTGTCCCGAATCGCCGTGGCGTCTCGATGGACATAATTTAGAAAACTTAACAAAGTGAGTCAACAGCTATTTTAGTAAACTTAACAGTGGCGTAAGTCGATACATCTCGAGCTATCCGGTCAAGGCTTACGCCTTTAGGAAACTTCCGATATCATCATCACTATTACTGGTTGGATATACAGCTACAGGAGGAAGCATGGCCAGGCAGAAGAAATCGGCGACCAAGGAGCGCGAGGGGATGTCAGGGATTGAGCGCTTGAGCCTGCGCGTGTCGTCGATGATCAATCACCCGATCGCCCAAGAGCAGCGCTGGGTAACGATTCATCGGCTGGCTACAGACGGCGAGAAGGAGTGGGAGGAGGTGATGGGCATTTTGTCCGAGACAGACGGGATCGAAATGATCTTTAGTGATGAGGAGGAATCGGTGACGCTTAGATGGGAGGCTGCCTCTGACGGCGATGCCCAAGTTGAGGTTCTAGAAGAATTCTTAATCGTAGAGGAAGGAGCTCTGTTCTGAGGCGCGTGGGAAATTTTGCCTGATGCCCGGATCTGACCGATAGCTTCTCAAGCGTTAGAGGTGTCCCAGTCAACCCATTGCGCCGTTGTTCTTTGCAACCAATTGAGGTTGCTGACATATTTGGCAGCCTCCTCTTTAGGGTAGATAGAGCGAATAACATCGTCTCGAGCTAAAAGCTCCAACGCGGCTAATGTAGGGGGTTCATCTGCCTCTATCTTCCGAATTCTGGCTGTATATTCTCGGATTTTTGAAGCAAGGACGTCTGGCTCATCTCCAAGCATTTCAGCTTCGATATCAAGGTAACGCTTGCGTAGGTCATTATGAAGCCATGCCCTTTGACCCGTACCGACTACGAGGTCGACCGCAGATGCCAAGGTCACAAGCAAAGCAGCTGAACCTGTGAGATATGAATTCGATCCTGCCATTAGCGATGTGACGGTGGCAGAACCGAAAATCACCCCGACAAATGCCGTGACCCTACCCCAACGCAAGAAGAAAGACCCTCGACGCATGTGATAGCGAACATTGCGTTGGACATAAAAGCCAAGCTCATGCAGTTGCTTTTCAAGCTTGGCGGCGTCGGTCATCTTAGGATTCTCGAGGTCTAGGTGGAGGGGCTGGACGGCTTTCGGATATCGTGTTTGGACCACCGCGGTCGCTTTTGTTTCCTCCCTCTTCGCGGTTTGGCCTAGGCGAAGGTCTCGGTGGACTCGGCGGGTTGGGTCGAGAAGGGGGCGTAGGCCTTTCAGTCATCTTAGCATGCTCCGTTGTTGGCACATTTTTGAAAAATCGTCATCCTAGACAGAGCCGTGCCGGCGCCGTTAAGAAGCGAGTCACGCTTTGCGCGCATTCCATATCAACAATACCTTAGCGTGGATAGTCACATCTTCAATCCGAGCTGTCTGATTCTCATAGTGCTGATTGTCTGAAATCAGCCTGTAATTCTCTTCGTCCAGCCGCATGATCCGCTTGATGTACAGCTCCTGGTGCCACGTCACCACATAGACGCCTTCGCCGATGAACTCAGTGATGCCGCGGTCGACGATGACCAAGTCCTTGTCGTTGATCGTTCCCTCCATGCTCTGACCCCACCCAGTGATCATCGCTAGGGCAGTAGTGGAGGTGTAGGTGACGCCTTTCTCTCTCAGCATCTCCTCGCGCACAACCAGATTGCGCACTGCCTCGTTGTAGTCGGGCGGGACCTGCCCGTGGCCCATGGCGGCGCGGACGTCGTACTGAGGTATCAAGATCTCCTCGTTCGTAGGGCGAAGAGCTGAAAATTTTGCCGGAAGGTATGTCGCTGATTCCGCGTCCGGGCTGTCGGCCTCGAATGCGGCGGCGAGCATCATATCCCGCGCCTTATCAGAGAGATGCTTTCCGGCCTTCGACGAAAGCATCTGCGCAACCAGGTCAGCTGTAGACGAGCCACCGGCAGCAGGCAAGCCTGGTGATCTTGGCGGATTCGAACCGTCAGAAAGCCAGTCAGGCGAGCACCTCAAAGCTTTAGCTAAAGCGAGAAGATTCTTGCCTTTTGCGCCGTTAGTGCCGTTCACCCAAAAGCTGATCGTGGCTTTTGACACGCCCGTTTCTTTACTGATGTCCGTTGCGCTGAGGTTCAGCTCCCTCATGCGCGCGGTAACGCGATCTTTGAATTCCATATTTAGGATTCTAAACATTTCATAGTTTAGATAACTTGCCTTGCGTTGTTAAGAACTCTAAACTCCACAAACACACTGGAGACCCGACACATGACCTTCGACGAAGCATTGGCCTATTTCAAAACCGGACGCGCGATAGGGGAAGCGCTGCACGTGAGCAGTAGTCGCGTTTCTCAGTGCCGTGCCGCAGGCGGTTTTTCTTATCCGATGCAGTGCGTCTTGGAGAAAGAATCGAACGGAGCCGTTACTGCCAATCGCAGCGACGATCCCTCCGTTGTTCAAGCCGACTCGGCGGCTTAGCGGCAGGGCCGTGACTGGTAAGCGAATTATCCCAGTGTCGCCAGTCAGGCAGTAGTTACCTTGAAGGGCTGTTGATTTAACCAGTAACAAAACTACAGACGAAAAAAAACCGCCTGGCAGGGCGGCTTTTCCAACAAACATCTGAGGTAGGCCGATTATGCATAACCAGATCGATCCTCGCAATCCCCCAAATGATTCGCCATCTATGACGCAGCACCAAGCCCTGACACGTCTTTTCGTGTCGTCGCGCGAGATTGCCGAACTGAATATTGGAGCCTCGCTGTGAGCGTTCAAGCAATGTCCTGGGCACTGTCCCGCCGCGACCTTGGGAAAGACTCGAGCGCGCGCCATGTGCTGCTGTGCCTGGCCAATTATGCGGCCGCCGACGGCCGTGGTGCTTTCCCATCGGCCAAGACCCTGACCGAAGACACTGGCCTGTCCGAGCGCACCGTGCGTTCGAAGCTCGATCTGCTTGAGGTCCAAGGCCTCATCGTTCGTGGCAACCAGGCCTTGGCCGCCGTGTACATCGACCGCCATGACCGCCGCCCGGTGGTCTATGACTTGATGCTCAAGCGGGGTGCAGCAGATGCACCCCGTGAAGAGGGAACGGGGTGCAGCCAGCAACAGAACGGGGTGCAACCTACGACAGAACGGGGTGCAGCCATTGCACCCAATACATCACTTAACCATCAATTAACCGAACAGCAGCAGCCGCACGAGATTTCTGACGTGGTGGCTGAGCAAGACCTGGCCGCCGCAGCAGCGTTCGATGTCTCCGCCGAAGGTCGCCTGCGCTTCTCGATGCACGCTGACTGGGCCGTCAACCACGCCGCCCTGGTTGCCCAGCTCAAGATCATGGGGATCACCACTGCCCTCACCGACGAGAACTTCGGGTCGTTCATGGGCTTCCACATCGCCAAACCTGATATCCGCGACACCGACGGCGGTTGGCATCACCGCCTGGCCAAGTGGATCAAGCGTCAGGCCACCGAAAGCGCCACCACGGGCGAAGAATCGACCAACTGGGCAGCCAAGGGGGTTCGCCTGTGAACAAGCCAGCTAGCGTCCGCGAACTCATCGCGACTCGCCGTACCGAACCAGCGTACCAAGCACCTGCCGAGCCCGGGGCCGTCGCAGTGGACCCAGCCACCCAGCGAGTGATCGACGACCTGTTCCTGCGCCTGCGCGGCGCTTGTGGCGCCTGGCGCCAGTCGTGGCCGACTGAGGCTGTTATGAACGCTTCCAAACTGGAATGGCTGGCTGAGTTCATGCGCGCGGGCATCAACCGCATGGAGCAGATCGACCACGGAATGCGCGTCGTGAGCGCAAGCAAGCGGGCGTTCGTGCCCACCCCCGGCGAGTTCGTGAGCTGGTGTTTTGCGCCTGAAGGTCTGGGTCTGCCCAGTGTCGAGAAGGCCTATGCCCAAGGCCTGCGCAACTGCCATCCAGCCGTGCGCGCCGATGCCAAGTGGATGCACCCGGCCGTCTACCACGCCACGGCCGCCGCCGGCTTCCACAGCCTGCCGCTGCTCACGCGCGAACTGGGCATGGCCTCGTTCGAAAAGCACTACCTGGAGCAGTGCCGGAAGATCTGGAAAGGCGAGCAACTGGGTGCTGTCCCGGTGGCGGAGCTCGCCGCGCCGGCCGCGCCGCGCAACCCAGAGGTGGCCCGTGCTGCCCTGGCAAACCTTCGTTCGCAAGTATCGGGAGCACGCCCATGAGCATCCGCCAGACCAAATTGACCAAGGCCGCCCGCGGCCGTGACTGCCAGGTGCGTGTGCCCGGCGTGTGCAACGGCAACCCTGAAACCACCGTGCTGGCGCACTACCGCCTGGCAGGTACCAGCGGCATGGGCTGCAAGCCGAACGACTTCCAAGGCGCCTGGGCGTGCTCGGCCTGTCACAACTACGTCGACGGACGCGGCTCAAGTCGTCGCCGTGACGATCGGGAAGAATCCCGCCTGCTACACGCTGAGGGAGTCATGCGCACCCAGGACATTCTGATCCGTGAAGGGAAGGTGGCTTCGTGAAGACTGCAGAGCTGAAGCTGTTCAAGCCCAAAGCGGTGCGCGCCAAGCCTGGCGACCGCGAGGGCCAGGAGCAGGCCGCCCTGATGCGCGAGATCGAGCTGCGTCATCCCGATGCGTTCGCGCTGATCTACCACGTTCCTAACGGCGGCCACCGGCACAAGGCTGTCGCCGCCAAGCTGAAAGGGCAGGGCGTGAAGGCTGGGGTGCCGGACCTGGTCCTGCCCATGGCGCGCGGTGGTTTCTTCGGTCTGTACATCGAGTTCAAGGCCACCGTCGATCCCGCGCCCGTCTCGGCAAGTCAGCACGCCTACATTGGTCGCCTCAACCTGCAGGGTTATCTCGCCATCGTCTGCCGCGGGCACTCCGATGCCATGGAGCAGCTGCGGGCTTACCTGATGCTCCCACCGACGAGGCCTGCAGCATGAGCAAGACCCGCGCGGTGAAACTTTCCGATGCCGAGATCCGCCGCCAGGCCTCCGACCTCTCGGTGCGGGACCTGCGCGACCCTCGGCACCCTGGCCTGTACCTGCGCTTCGGTCAGGATCGGCAGCGCGGGTCGTGGTACCTGGTCAAGGGCAAGGCGTGGAACCAGATAGCGCGCTATCCCGACCTCGGCGCTGCTGCGGTGCTGGCCGAGCTGCCAGCCCTGCGCCAGCGCCTGCTCCGCGACCCTGCCGCGGTCGTTGCCCTGGGCGGCCTGGCCACGGTTGGTCAGCTGCTCGACTGGTACGGCGACCGCATGGGTCGCGATCGCTCGCTTTCGGACAAGCGTAAGGCCGGTGCCAAGTCGGCCATTGCCTGCCACCTCAAGCCGCGCCTGGAGGACGTGCCCGTGCGTGAGCTGACAGCGCCGGTGCTGGACAAGCGCCTCATGTGGCCCGCTCAGGAAGACCTGTCGCTGTCCTATGTCCATCAGCTGTTCACCCTGCTGGTCCTTGCGTTCCGCCAGGCGCACAAGCTGGGCATGATCGAATCGAACCCGGTGGCAGGCCTCAAATTCGTCGACTTCACCAAGGCGCGCATCATGCCCAAGGCAGCCCGGCTGCGCGGTGTGCACTTGGCAACCGTGGTGCCCATGCTGGCAGAGCTGTTCGATACCGAACCGGCCGAGGCCATGCTGGCGCTGATGATGCTGTGCCACGGTACCCGCGTGGGCGAGACACGGCTGGCACGCTGGCCCGATATCAGCCTAGCCGACGGCGAATGGTTCATCCCTGCGCAGAACACGAAGACCCGCACCGAGCATCGCCTGCCGCTGACCGCACAGGCGCAGGCGCTGCTGGCGCGCTACCGCGCGATCCAGATCGCCCAAGACTACGACGGGACCTACCTGTTCCCATCGCGCCGTGGGCGGGCCCTCAGCGAAGGCCAGGCCAGTGCCATATTCACCCGGATGGGGAAGGGCGAGTGGACCAGCCACGACCTGCGAAAGGTGGCGCGCACCGCGTGGACCGACCTTGGCATCGACGGGCATATCGGCGAGATGCTGCTCAACCATTCCCTGGGCAAGATCGCCTCCACCTACATCAACACGCAGGCCCGGGCGCAACGCCTGCTGGCCTTGGAAAAGTGGCATGGCTGGTTAGATGACCGCGGCTTTCAGGCGATCCACAACCTGACAGGCGCCCAATACGAAGAATCGGATAAACCGCTGCAAGCCACGAACGACGTGGGCTGTGAGGCACTTTCGGAAATTGTGAATGGCGAGGTTTCGAAAGCATGAAAAAGAGCCATGGGCCAGCTTTCCGCCGCCAGTTGAAGTTCATCATCGAGTGCAACACCTGCGTTGGTAAGGGTGTGCGCCAGGGCATCTTTCACGAAATCGAGTGTGGGCACTGCCTGGGGTCTGGTTGGCTCTGCGGTCATACGCTCCAGGCCTTGCCGCTGAGCGATATCGTGCCCGTGCTCAATGCACGGCTGAAGGATGCACTCAGGGAAATAGCGGCCGCCGGGCAGATCATTGGTGGAGCGCACGACCAGTACGAACAGAACAACCGCCGCGGCGCCGGCGGGACGAACTACACAGGGGATTGAGCAATGGGCATCTATAAAGACGTGATGGGCACCCTGGTGCGCGTGCTGGCCGCCGACAACATCGACAACAGCACCAAGCAGTCTTGGCAGAAGTTGATCGATGCCGATCTACGCCAGGGCGGTACCGGAAGCACTATCTCGGTTCGGGACAAGTTCGACTATGACTGCTGCCTGTACGCGCTGCTGCACCGAGAACTGGCCGCGGCCCACTGGGATGTGTTGGTCGCTAAGTACTCGACGCACAAGGCCAACAAGGTCGCCGCCATTGGCCGCTTGGTGAGCCGCATGAGCAGCCCCGCGCCACAGTTGTTCGTCTACAAGGCGCTCACTGCCTGGGCTATCCCGAAGCTCAAGGGCGAGCAGTCCGGTAAGCGCTCCACCGACATGATCATCCTGCCGGCCGAGTTCTATGACATGAACACCTGGGATCCTGAGGCATCGCCAGAACGGACTCGGCGCAACTGGCGCGCAGGAATTCACAAGCGCCTTGAGCAGTTGGAGGAAGCCGCCGTGATCCACGCCACTGAGATATTCGACGCCGAGCAAATCTTTCTAGACGCCGCTTGACCAGGATGGCCGATTGGCCGTAAATTATCCCCATCATGTCGATCCTGCGTGCGCTGATACGCAACGACAATAAAACATCCGAAACCCGGCCATTGCGCCGGGTTTCTTGCATTAGGCTACGGATTTTTACGAACGGCCATCCAGACAAAAAACCATCCCAAGAGTGAGCCCCATCCGCCCATTGCCCCAATTGTGTAGACAATGGCTTGGAGTATTTCAAACCGGCTCGGGGGTGTTGCTTCTGTAGCGAATCGCCATAAATTCCCCGCACACGTAATTGTGAGGGCTGCTACCGCAATCATCCCAATTTTGGCCCAGCCTTCTGCGCGCTTCTCAGGAGGTATGACGACGTAGGTAAATACCGCAGCACCTATTGCGATAATCAATCCAACCGTGGCTAAAAGATCACCATAAGTCATCAGGCGGCCTCAACCGTAACGGCCAAGCGCTTACCCAGAGCGGCCAGCGCCGACTCAACCTGTTCCATCTTTGATGTGTGCAGGAAGTCGACCAGGCGATCGCCTTGGACTTGGTGCACACCCAGCAGTCGGCGCAGGTCTGCTTTGCGCATATCCTTTTCCATCATGGTGTTCCACAGCACGATCTTGGCTACCGTCACGGCAGGTAGGTGGATGACGCGCTCGCCCTTCTGAGGGGCCGATGCCTGTGGGATAGCGCGCCGCTGGTCGACATAGATCGACAGGGTCGTCTCAATCGCATCGACAGCCTCACTGACCGCATGCGGCTCATCATCACCGTAGCTGTTCAGCTCGGGCAGGTCCCGGCAAAAAACGGCGAGGCCTGGCGCGGTGTCTGTTTCGAATCGAATTGCATAGTCGTACATGGTGTCATTCTCCTGGTGATGGTCCAGCGCTCAGAAAGGCGAAGGGGGCTATCAAAGCCCCAGTTGTTTAATGATCGCCTTGCGGGTCGGTTCGGGTATTTCTTTGCTCCCGTGATCCGCGAAGGTTGTTCGGTTGCCGTTCGGGGCGGTGACTTTGAAGTGGCTACCTCTTTTGCCTGCTTCGAAGGTCACCCCTTGGGCCTTCAACCATCGTCTGAACTCGCTGAACTTCATCACCTCGCCTCGTTGTGTTGGTGAGATCATGATACAACTCTTGTGTTTTATGTACAACACTTCTGTTAGGTGTTTCTCCATAGCCGTGGTGGCAGTCGGGCGACGCCCGGAGACGGTATCGCCGGTCGTCACGTCATGCGAAAGAGCACCGGCATTCGAGCATTCGTGGCCTGTGCAACTCACTGGATGGAGGAAGGTATCAAGAATCACTGCGTGACGGATGATATTGCACTGGCAGTGGATCGCGCCGCGGCCAGGCCGGCGTGGCTTGGATCGACTGTGCGTTGGAAGAGATCCGTTGTGCTGCGTAAAAAGTTCTTTCCGGCCCGAGAAACAACCGTTTTTATGGCAAGGTGTTCAGCTTTTCAAGCGCGTTACCACAAAGGAAGCCCGGCCATTGCGTCGGGCTTTTTTGTGAACCTTTGGAGTTTTGACGATTTTCTGTCGTCAGTATATTGACTGTGGTTTTGCAATCGGTAATGGTTCAATTTCGAATCTTTTTTGGAACTGGTGCATGAAAAAGCTATTGGCAATTGCGACTCTGGTCTTTTCGGTAGGTGCTGTCGCTGATGAAAATATCCAAGTGAGCAACGTTCGCTCGTTTAAAATCGATGGCGGCAGTCGTGTCGAGGGCATTGCACACAACGGCAGCAATGCAACCTTGCGGATTGTTACGGTAAATTTCAAACTTTACGACAGGGAAGGCAATGTTATTGGTAACGCAGCAGCGGCTGCGCAGGACATTGCACCTGGCGAAAACTTCAAATTCGCTGCTTTCACTACGTTAGATTTCGCGCAAGCCAAGCTAAGTAGCGTAGACACCATGTGACTGGCGCGCCAAGAACACCCGGCGCTATCAGGCCCTGCTGTCGAGCAGGGCCGATTGTTGTCAGTCTAGTTCTCCGTGGCAGATTGCCAGTTGCCACCAGTCACTAGTCACTTTTGGATTTTAGTGTAATGGGATAGAGCGTCAAAGACGGGCTCGTTGAACTCAACTTGCACCAGGTCATCTCCTCGTCGCTTCAAGCGGTAGAAAGTCAGTCCGCCCTGAAAGCGAATTTTCGTATTCCTTGGCAAAGCTGATAAGGCATCAATCAGATCGCCCGCTGTGGTGCTGCTGCCATCGTCTTTCATATCAGTCTCCTTAAAATGGTCGTGCATTTTGCCACGCCTGCTTCACCGGTGTTTCATACATGTGCGTGACTGTCACGGTTCAAGTCGTTGTGCCCGTCCACAGCCAGGGTGGCCTTCGGGGAGCCTGGACGCGGTATAGCCGGTTGTCACGTGCTACGAAAGAACACCGGCATTCGAGCATTCTTGGCCTGCTCTACTCACTGGAAGGGCTCGATGGGCAGCGTGGGAAGACACGCACGTTATACAGATGAATGCGCAGGCTGATGCGCAGAGCCGTGCACGGGCTATAAACCTGCACAACCCGCACAACCCGCCCGATCAGCACCGGGCGTCTGCACCTATTTCGAGCCCTGGCAATCGCCGGGGCTTTTCGTATCTAGCTCCCCAGCGTGGGGAGGCATTCGGATTTCAAACATGCCAGAGAAAAACCCCGACCTCTGGGCCCAGGTATGGCTGCACCTGCGCCTGTATCTGAGCAACCCTCTCTGGCAAGGAGCGATCATGGCAACGGTTATTTCTGGGCTTCGTGTGTTGTACGAGGCCAAAGAGACTAGCAAGCGCCGCATCCTGCTGGAGTCGCTGATCTGTGGTGGGCTAAGCCTGTCCGCGAGCAGCGTCATCGAGTGGATGGAGTGGCCGTCGAGCTTGTCCGTTGCCGCCGGCGGTGCGATCGGCTTTGTCGGTGTGACCGTCATCCGCGAAATGATCGTGAAGTTTCTTGGTCGCAAGGCGGACAGCCTATGAACCTGCTCAAAAGCATTGCCGCTGCACTGATCATCGCTTTGGTGGCCGCATTGCTCATTGCCATCCAGCAGTACCGCGTGATCGCGCTGGAAGGGCAGGTGACGGTGCAGACACGGGCGGCGAAGGATGCAACCGAAGCCAACACCGAAAGCCTGAAGACCATCACTACGCTCCAGGCCGAGGCCAAGCGTAACGCCAACTACCTGGCCGATCTGCAGCAGCGCCTCAAGGCCAGCGAAGACAAGGCCCGCCAAGCGAGGAAGGACTTTGAAGACCTCAAGCGTAAGAGCCCGGCTGTTCGCAAGTGGGCTGATCAGCCTTTGCCTGACGGCCTGCGCGGCAAGCCCGCAGCCAGCGCCGGGAAAGACATCGGCGGTAAGGCTGGAAGCGCCGGAAATGGTGCCGTGCGAACGGGTCAGCGATAGCGATGACAACCTGGCGCTGAACGGCGACCTTTGGGCGCTGAAGGATCGGGCCATCAACCTGCTTGATACCTGCGCTGATCAAGTTGATGCGCAGATCAAGCGCAGCCAGAGCAAATAGCCCATGCCCACCGAACAGGAAGCCTTCATAGCGCGGCTGCTCGGCGAGGTGTGGAACGCCTACTTGGCGCTGCCTGTTGAGCACCCAATGGAGCAGGCCGAGTTCTGCGCTGCTATCCATCGGTGCCAGGATATTGTGCTGGCCCGGAGCGGTCGACGCGCACTGGGAGACAGCGAGGCGGCACATGGCACGATTGAAGACCCTTGCTAATCGAGTAGCTACTCAAGGTGACCGATTGGGCATCGCCCCTCCGGCCACATGGCGCGCGGGGAAGACCACGGCCAACCAGCGAGGCTACAACTACGCCTGGCAGAAGGCGCGACTGGTGCATCTGGCAGCTCATCCGCTGTGCGTGTACTGCGACCGAGCTGGGTTGGTAGTCGCTGCATCGGTGGTCGACCACATCGTCGCCCACAACGGTGATCAGACCCTGTTCTGGGACCGCGCCAACTGGCAATCCCTCTGCAAGCCCTGTCATGACGGCGTGAAGCAGCGCGAGGAGGCCGCGGGTCGGGCGATTTGACCGGTTCGCGTCGAATTTGCACGGTTTTGGTGCGAAAAGTGGCTGATAGGAGGGGGGGGGTCAAAAATATGGGTTTTCCCGTTTGCTAGACCGCCCTCGACCGCACGTACAGATTTTTTCCCGCTCAGGATTTTTTGTTAATGGCTTTAACACCCAAAAAACGCGCGTTCATCGCTGCGGTGAGGGAAGGTGCGTCCAACAAAGATGCAGCCATTGCCGCTGGATGCCCCGAAAAGACTGCCTCTGCGGCAGGTTCACGGCTCGCCAAAGACCCGGATGTGATCGCTGAGCTGCACAAGCTGAATGCACTGCATCCTGTTAAAGCGCCTGTTAAAACTGTTAAAGGCTCAGAGGCCACCGCCGCTCCTGACCAGGTGCCGGCTGATGAGCCTGACCCAAGCTTCGATCTGTCGAAGGCGCTGCGGTTTTCCGATCCGAAGGACTTCCTGCTGGCGACGATGAATGACTTCGAGGCCGAGGCCAAACTGCGCGTGGACGCAGCAAAGGCGCTGATGCCATTCATTCACCCGCGCAAGGGTGAGAGCGGCAAGAAAGAGGTCGCCAAGGACAAGGCGGCCGGCGCCGCTCAGGGCAAGTTCGGCGTGCGTAAAGGCCCGCTGTCGGTGGTGAAATGATGGAGTGGTCAACCGCCTGCACAGACTGGGAGCAGCGCATCGTTGCCCGCCAGAGCCTGATCCCGTTTGACCCGCTGTTCCCAGATCAAGCGGCCGAGGCGCTGGAAGTATTCGGCGACCTGCGCATGGTGGATGCCACCGGCAGTCCGCTGATGAGCGAGACCGTTCGGTCCTGGGTGAACGAGTTTGTCGCTGCCATCTTCGGCGCCTATGACCCATACAGCGGTCGCCGGATGATCAGTGAGTTCATGCTCCTGATCAGCAAGAAGAACGGCAAGTCGACCATTGCCGCCGGCATCATGCTGACGGCGCTGGTGCTGAACTGGCGGACTTCGGGCGAGTTCATCATTCTGGCCCCGACCAAGGAGATCGCTGACAACTCCTACATCCCGATCAGGGACATGGTCAAAGCCGACGACGAGCTCAAGGACCTGTTCAAGGTGCAGGATCACCTGCGCACGGTTACTCATCACCAGACAGGGGCCACCTTGAAGGTGGTGGCGGCCGACAGCGAGACTGTCTCGGGCAAGAAAGCAATCGGCGTGTTCATCGACGAACTCTGGGTCTTCGGCAAGCGGGCCAACGCCGAAGCCATGTTGCGCGAGGCTACCGGTGGGCTGGCATCGAGGCCTGAGGGTTTCATCATCTGGGCAACGACCCAGTCCGATGAGCCACCTGCAGGCGTCTTCCGGCAGAAGCTGCTCTATGCCCGCCAGGTGCGAGACGGCGGCATCGTCGACAAGTCGTTCCTGCCAGTGCTCTACGAATTCCCGAAGCACATGATCGACGTCGGCGCTCACCGCGATGTGAAGAACGCGTACATCACCAACCCCAACCTGGGGCTGTCGGTGGACGAGCCATTCATTGAGCGCGGGTTTGCGCAGGCGCAGATCGACGGCGAAGAGTCGTTTCGTGGCTTCCTCGCCAAGCACTTGAACGTCGAGATCGGGCTGGCGCTGCGCTCCGATCGCTGGGCGGGCGCCGAATTCTGGGAGGTCCAGGCAAAGGCGCCCGGCCTGACGCTGGATGACCTGATCGAGCGCTGCGAAGTGATCGATATCGGCATCGATGGCGGCGGTCTGGACGACCTGCTGGGCTTCGCGGCGATTGGCCGCGACAAGGCCACACGCCAGTGGCTGCTATGGACCCACGCCTGGGCCCACCCCTCGGTGCTGGAACGCCGCAAGGCCGAAGCGCCCCGGCTCCATGACTTCGCCAAGGAAAACCACCTGACCATGGTCGAGCTGATCGGCGATGACCTGGAAGAGGTCGCCGATCTGGCCGCGCGCGTTGAGAAGGCTGGCCTGCTGGACCAGGTCGGTGTCGACCCGGCCGGCATCGGCGGCGTGCTCGACGCCCTGGTCGCGGCAGGTGTGCCCCAAGACAAGATCATCGGCATCTCGCAGGGCTGGAAGCTGGGCGGCGCGATCAAGACGACCGAGCGCAAGCTGGCCGAGGGCGGCCTGATCCATGGCGGGCAACCGATGATGGCCTGGTGCTGCGGCAACGCCCGCGTCGAGCCGCGCGGCAACTCGATCCTGATCACCAAGCAGGCCTCCGGCTCGGCAAAGATCGACCCGCTCATGGCGACCTTCAACGCGGTATCTCTCATGTCACTCAACCCCGAAAGCAAAGGCGGGATGGATGACTACTTGAAAAACGGTTTCTTCGACCTTGTAGGCTGACTATGGCATCTCATTGGTACAACCCGCTGTCCTGGCGGATGTTCGGCTATGAGGATCCGAAAACCGGCGACTACGTCGAAGTCGACATGACTGTCGGCGGCAAGGCGACCAAAGCCGGTGTGCGCATCACGCCGACGAAGGCGATGAACATCAGCATCGTCTGGGCCTGCGTGAAGATCCTCAGTGAAACCGTGTCCGGACTGCCGCTCAAACTCTACGACGACAAGGACGGCAAGCGTCAGATAGTGAAGGCGAATGACCGAGCCAGTCGTATCTTGCGCAAGCCGAACCCGTACATGACGCGGCTGAACTTCCTCAAGGCCGTGGTGGTGAATATGGCGCTGCGCGGCAATGCGTACGCGATCATCGAACGCAACGGGTCCGGCGATCCGATCGGATTCACCCTCGTATCTCCCGACAACGTCACCGTCGACACGCTCGAATCTCGGTTGATCTATTACGTCAACCTCGATGGCAAGCGTGTTCCGGTTTCCCCGGAGAACATGCTGCACTTCAAGCTGTTCAGCACCGACGGCATCAACGGCATGTCGCCGGTGGAGCACCAGGCGGAGACCATCGGCCTGGCCAAAGCGGCGCACGACTGGTCGGCGCGGTTCATGCGCAAGGGTGGGTTCACCGGCGGCTACGTAATCTATGACAACTTCCTCACCGCTGAGCAGCAGGCTCAGGTGATGGCCAAGTTTCCCGACGTGCGCAAGGCCGACACCGAAGACCTCGGCAAGATGGCCATCCTTCAGGGCGGGCCAACGATCGTGCCCGCCGGCCTGACCCAGAAAGACAGCCAGTTCATTGAATCACAGCAGTTCCAGGAAGAGGCTTTGGCCGGCGTCTGGGGCGTTCCGCTGTACCTGGCCAACCGGGCCAGCAAGACCTCGATCATGGGTTCCAACCTGGAGCAGCAAACCAGCGGGTTTGTGACGTTCGGCGTGAAGCCCTACCTCGATGCCATCGAAGACGAGCTCAACGACAAGCTCTATGCGAGCACCGATCGGTTCGTCGAGTTCGTCGTCGAGGGTCTGCTACGTGCCGACAGCGCTGCTCGTGCGACCTATTTCGGAGGCGCGCTTGGCGGCTCTGGTGGCTCTGGCTGGATGACCATCAATGAGGTCCGCGAAAAGGAAAACCTGCCGCCGCTGGTAGGCGACGAATACAACCGGGTCACCCGGTGGGAGACGCAAGGCAATGCTGACAAAAATTGAGTTTCCCTTCGAGGTCAAGGCGGTCGACGACGCTGGCAACTTCGAGGGCTATGCCGCGGTGTTCAACAACGTTGACCTGGGTGACGACGTCATTCTGCCGGGCGCTTTCACGAAGGTGAAAACCACCCGCGCGGGCCGTCTGAAGCTGGCGCTGTTTCATGACCTGACCCGGCTGATCGGCTCTGCGGACTTCACCCAGGACGCCCACGGCCTCTACATCAAGGGCAAGGTCAACCTGGCTGTGAGCTATGCGCGCGATGCGTATGAGCTGATGAAGGAAGGCACGCTGGACAGCATGTCCATCGGCTTCAACACGCTGCTGGCCGCGTACGAAGAGCGCGAGGGCCGCAGCATCAGGATCATCAAGCAGGCTGAGTTGTGGGAAGCCTCGCTGGTGCCTTTCGGCATGAACCCGGAGGCCACCGTCACCGACGTCAAATCGGACATCAGACTTTTTGAGAGGGCGCTGCGCGACCGCATGGGCCTTTCGCAAAAGGAAGCGGCAGCTGTCGCTTCGCTCGGCTACTCCGTTGTGCACCGTGATGGTGGCGCAGCGGCCACGGTGATCGTGGATGAGCTGAAAGACATTTCAACCCTGTTCACCCAACATTTCGGAGCATCACAATGAGCGAAGTGAAAGAGCTGCGCGAATCCCTGGACAAGCAACTGAAAGAGGGCTTCCAGGGCCTGCAGCAAAAGTACGACCACGTCACCGAAGAGCTGCAGAAAGGCAACTCCGTGACGCTGGAAATGAAGTCCAACATCGAGAAGCATAAAGGCGAGATCGAGCGCGTCATCGAGCAAGTGCAGAAGCTCGAAGAAAAAGGCATCCAGCTGCGCAACCAGGTCGGCGAGAAGAAAAGCTTCATCGATCTGGTCAAGGGCAACGACGCCTACAAGGCATTGCAGCAGAAGAACCAGAACCAGGCCGAGATCGAAATCACCAAGTCCGACATGGCTTCCATGTCCGAAACCAAGTTGACAAGCGCCGGTCTGGTGCCCACGCAGTGGGATCCTGTCATCCAGGATCGACCGCGCCAGGATCTGGTGATCCGCGACCTGATCCCCACCACGCCAGTGGATGGCCAGAGCTACAGCTACTTCCTCGAGAAGCTGCATACCCGTGGTGCTGGCATGGTTGCCGAAGGCGCGGCCAAGCCGTCTAGCGACGTCACGTTCGAGCAGAAAACCGACAACGTGCGCAAGATCGCCGTGTGGATGCCGGTCACCGACGAAGCGCTCGACGACATCCCTCAGCTGTACAGCTACATCCAGGAACTGCTGCGCTACGACCTGAAGCTCAAGGAAGAAGGGCAGATCCTCAAAGGCGACGGTCAGGGCAACAACCTGAACGGCATCATGACCCAGGCCAGCGCTTTCAACGCTGCCCTGGGCCAGGCTGGTGATACGGCGATTGATACCGTGCGTCGTGCGATCTACCAGGTCCGCAAGCAGTCCAAGCGCGGCGCTGACGCGATCGTCATGACCGACCTGGACTGGATGAACATCGAGCTGCTCAAGGATGCAGACAGCCGCTACCTGTTCGCCAACCTGCAGGGCATGGTCACTCCTGTGCTGTGGGGTCGCCCGGTCGTGGTGTCCGACAGCATGGACGAAGGCGTGCCTGCTGCTGGCGGTGTCGCGGCAACCGGCGGTGAATTCGTGGTTGGCTCGTTTGCCCAGGACGCCCGCCTGTACGACCGCATGGCCTTCACTGTGAAGGTGGGTTGGATCAATGACGACTTCGTGAAGAACCAGCGCGTGCTGCTGGTGGAAGAGCGCCTGGGCCTGGCGGTTCGCCGTCCATACGCTTTCGTCAAAGGCCGCTTCGCAGCTGCCAAGTAATCCTTCCTGTCACTGGGGCCTGCGGGCCCCTTTTTGTTGAGGTGAGCATGAAAATTCGAACCCTGTGGGGCTTTGAAGGTGACCCGACCAAGTTGGGCGTGGCGTTCGCGCGGATCCGCGCCGGCGAAGTCCTCGAGGATGTTGAGGACGAGTACGCCCATGGTTTGATCGGCAAGGGCCTGGCCGTTCAGGTTACCGACGGTGCTGCACCGAAGGAAACCAAGCCGGCCACGGCAGCCGAAAAGAAAGCGGCAGCAGAAAAGGCGGCAGCTGAAAAAGCTGAGCAGGAGCGGCTGAAGGAGCAGGCTGAGAAGGATGAAGCCGATCGCCTTGAGGCCGAGGAAAAGGCCAAGAAAGAGGCGTCGTAATGATCGCGCTCGCCCTGGTCAAGACGCACCTGCGCGTCGACGGGGTCGAAGAGGATCAGCTGATCGAAGGCTATATGGCGGCCGCGCTGGCTCACGTCGAACAGCACTGCGACCGTGTGCTGGTCGAGGGCGTCCCTGTACTTCCGGACCAGATGGCGCTGACCAAGGATGTGCAGCAGGCGGTCCTGCTGTTGGTAGGCCACTGGTACGCCAACCGTGAAGCGGTGGTTATCGGTGGCGCGCCTGCCGAGGTGCCGCTGGCGGTTGATCGATTGCTCTGGTACAGGAAGAAATTCTGATGAGAGCCGGCCCTCTGCGACACCGTCCCACCCTTTACAAACCTGTGCGGGTCAAGAATCGAACCGGTGGCTTTGATGACACCTGGGTCGATTCTGGCCAGCTGTGGGCCGAGTTCACTTTGCCCACCGGCCGCATCGAAGCGGTGGCTGAACAGCTATCTGCGATCGTGACCGCAGAAGTGCGAGTCAGGCCCCGCGCTGATCTGGTCGCCGGCTGCCGCCTGGAGAACAGGGGTGTCACTTATCTGATCGTGGCAGCGCTGCCGGACAACGAGCTTTCGATGCTCCGTCTGCTCTGCACCAACGTTCCCAACCCTTGAGGATATTCCCATGAAAGTTCGAGCACTGGCCGATCTGTCCGGTACCGTAGGCGATCGCGCCGCCGGCGACGAGTTTGTCACCGACGCCACCACCGCCCAGTCGCTGATCGACCGCGGCCTGGTGGCAAAAGTCGATGACGACGCGAGCACCCCGACCAAGCCCACCAAGGCCAAGGAGTAAGCCGTGGCGCGCCGGTCCCGCATGTCCGGCGACTTCAAGCTGCGCCGGACGCTACGCAATATCCATCAGACGATGGACAACGAACTGCGCCCGGCCATGCAGGAGGCCGCCAACAAGATCCTGGCCACCATGCAGGCGACCGTGCCGCGCGACACGGGTGAGGCGGCCGGCGCCCTGCAGGCGTTCGTGTCCAAGAGCGGGCTGGATGCGCAGATCGGCATCCGGGGCAAAAAGGACAACCGCCGATTTTTCTATCTGCGGTTTCTGGAGTATGGAACCAAGGGTTACGACCGCAAGAAGCGCGCTGGCAACCGCAACCGCTCGGTCAAGAACAAATCTGACGGTAGCCATTTTTTCGGCAAGTACCCAGACATTCCCGCGCTACCGGCACACCCATGGCTGCGGCCTGCGCTGGACGTGAACCGTGAGGTGGTGCTGGCGGACATTCGCGCTGCTGTGAACCGAACGCTGAAGAAGGCCAGCCAGGGGGTGAGCGATGGCTGATCCATCCGTTGCTCTTCAGGTTGCGCTGGTTGCGCGGCTGGAGGCCGAAGTGTCATGCCCCATTTACGATGGCGCGCCACTCGACACGCCGATGCCGTACCTCTCCATCGACCGCGAAATCTCGACCAACATCAGCCCTATCGCCGGCCGCAAGCGGCAGATGCGCTTGATCTATCTCACCGTCTGGTCAGATGCCCATGGACAGGCCGAGGTGAAGCGCATCAACGCCGAAGTAACAGCCGCATTGGATGAGCGCCGCCTGCCGCTGGAAGAGGGCCGGGCGGTGTCTGTCCGGGTCGAGCGCGCGGATGCGCAGCGCGATGCCGACGGCGTCACCTACATGGGCGCTATCACGGTCCGCGTCATCACCACTCACTGATTCAACATCGGCCGCCTCGCGGCTTTATCCAATGTGCCTTTTGGAGGAATTTCCATGGCCGACAATCTGAACACCGCCGCCGGGTGCCGCCTCGGCATCGGCACCAAGACCGGTGCCAACACCGAAGCCGATTACAAAAAGGACGTCTACGTCGACGTGGGCGAAATTGAGGATCTGGGCGAGTTCGGCGACACCTTCAGCAGCGTGAATTTCACGTCGCTCAAGGATGGCCGCGTGCGCAAGTACAAGGGCACCGCCGATGCGGGCGACCTGACGTTGACGGTGGGCCTCGATAACGGCGACCTCGGCCAGAAGGCCGTGAAGGTCGCGCACAAGGACCGTACCAAGGGTGACTACAACATCAAGGTCACTCTGAACGATGGCGACCCGACGGCCAACCCGGTAGTGGTGCCGACCACCTTCTATTTCCGGGTGAAGGTGATGAACAACACCGTGGCACCGGGCGCTGCCGACAACGTCGTCCGCCGCAATATCACCATGGGCATCAACTCCGACATCATCGAAGTGATCGCCGGCCCTGCCGCCTGATTGCCGGGGCTTCGGCCCCGCCTCCCAAGGAATTGATCCATGAGCAAAACCCTACACGGCGCGACCTCGGTGCAGGTCGGTGACGAATCGTTCGACCTGACCATTACCCTGGCGGCGGTGCGCAAGATAGAGGCGCACTTTGGTGGCCTGCGCGGCGCCGCTGAATCGCTGCGTGTGCTGAGCGTTGACGGTGTGGCGCTGATCATCGCCGCCGGCGCCGGGCTCAGCGCCGATGCCTCCCGCGAAATGCCCGAAAAGGTCTGGCTGGCCGGCGTGTCCGGCATTGCCGCGCAGCTAACCGGTTACCTCGGTGCGCTGTACAACCCCCGCGGCGACACGCCGGGAAACGTCGAAGCGGGGAAGGCGTAAGCGCCGTCGAAGACGGCAGCTATGTGGACCGCCTATTTGCGGTGGCCACCGGCTGGTTAGGCTGGGCACCAGACGTTGCCTGGCGAACGCCTCTCCCCGAACTCTTCATTGCCATGGACGCCAAGATCGAATGGGCTCGTATCACCAACCCATTTGGCAGTGGCCGATCGGCCGAAAAACCCAAACCCACCACCGTGGCTGAAAAACTGCGCCAGGCACTGACCGGGCGCAAGGCTGCGCTGTAGATCCGTGAACCATCATTAGGGGCCCCGCATGGCTGATTCCGACGTCCAGGGGATGCTCGTACGCATCGAGGCCACCACCGCTCAGTTGCGCCAAGAGCTGGCGCGGGGCGAAACGGCCGTGGCCAAAACGTCCGGCCAAATCGATAACAGCCTGGGTGTGGTCGATAAAGCCTTCGACCGCACCGGTGCCAATGCCAGCGTGCTACAGCGCTCGATCAGCGCGGCATTCACGGGCATGGGCCTGGCCGCAACGGCTGCGATCGCGGGGCTGGTGGCGATCACCACCAAGACGACCGAGTATGCGCAGGAAGTGCGCAACCTCTCCACGTTGTCGAACACCTCCACCACCGAGTTCCAGCGCATGGCCGCCGGCGCCCGAACCGTGGGTGTCGAGCAGGAAAAGCTGGCCGATATCTACAAGGACACCACCGACCGCGCCGGGGAGTTCATCTCGCGCGGCGGTGGCGAGATGGCGGACTTCTTCAAGGAGATCGCGCCTCGGGTGGGCGTCACCGCTCAGATGTTCGCCAACCTGTCCGGTCCACAGGCCCTGCAGCTCTACTACAACTCGCTGGAAAAGGCGGGGCTCAACCAGCAGCAGATGACCACCTACATGGAGGCCATGGCGGATGAGGCTACAGCGCTGATTCCACTGCTCAGGAACAACGGCGCAGGTTTCAAGCAGCTTGGCGATCAAGCGGAGTCGGCCGGCAACATTCTTTCGAGCATCCAGGTGGCTCGGCTGGTTGAGGTCAACCAGTCCATAAAGACGCTGGAGGCATCGTTTGCGGGTGCTTCGCACCAGTTGGTGGCTGGAATGCTGCCTGGTATCGAAAGCGTTACACAGCGCCTCAACGCGATGTCCAAGGATGGCGTCACCGAAGGTTTGGGCGCTGGCATCGGCTTCCTCGCCGACAACCTGAATATTCTGGTGGCGATCCTCGGCGGCAAGGTGGCAGCGGCGTTTGTCGGCTATCTGTCGAACCTGGCAGCGAGTACTGCGGCCAGCGTGCAGTCGCGTTCCGCGAACATTGCCCAGGCAGCCAGCGCCGTCCAGGTGGCCACCGCCAATCAGATCGCAGCACAGTCGGCTGTCGTGCGGGCTGAGAAAGAAGCGATCGCGGCACGCGGTACTGCGGTTCAGACGCAAATGTCGATCCAGCTAGCCGAGGCCCGCATGGCAGAGCGCTCGGCAACGGCGCAAGTCGCTGCGGCGCAGGCCACCTTGAAGAGCGCTTCCACCGGAGTTCTCTCGTTGCTGGGCGGCCCCGCCGGGATTGCGGCCCTAGCGGTCGGCGCGGGTATCGCGTTTCTGACCATGCGCGACAACACCAATGAGGTTGCCAGTAGCCTGGACGCCCTGAAACGTCCTTTGAAGGAAGTCCGCGAAGAGTTCCGAAAGCTGACTCAGGATCAGCAGGGCGCTGAGTTGGTAAAGGTCGCGCGCGATCAGGAGCGGGCGGTGTCCGCCGCCGATGAAGCCTACGGCGATTTCCTGAAGACGGTACGGCAGAACCTCGGCTCCACGGTCGGGACGCGAGTAGGCGCCGAGTTCGACGCTGCGCGGGCGTCCGGCAAGCAGCTTTCAACGGTAGTCGACGACCTGACGAAGCGTTTCAACATCCCCGAGGAAAACCTAAGGTCGATCCGAGAGAGCGCAGGCGCCTTCAGCACCGCCGACAAGGCTGCAACCAAGCTCACGAAGACGCAGCAAGCGCTGACGAAGGAGATGGCGTCTGGACCTACGAAGCCTGTAGTTGACAATACTGCCGGGGAAAATGCCGCCAACACCTACCTTCAGCAATTGGAGAAGCAGCAACACACGCTGCAGGACAAGACTGCTCTGGAGCAGGCCGATCGGTTCATCATCGAGAACAAGATCAAGTCCGAAAGTGACCTGGCTGCCAAGATTCGCGAGCGAGCGAAGGCGATTGATGCGCTCAAGGCTTCCGACAAGGCTGCGACCAAAGGGGAGTCTGAGGCGGAAAGGGCTCGAAAGGCCGCCAACAGCGCGCTGGAACAGCAGGTCAAGACTGCCCAGACATCGTTCGATGCCTTGAAAAAGACCTTCGACCCGGTAGGCGCCGCGGCTGATGAGCTCAAGAAGAAGACCGAAGAGCTCGACCTGCTGTTCCAAAGCAACAAGATTTCGGTTGATGAATACGCCAAGGGCTTGGGCTGGCTGAAGGATCAGTACGACACCACAGTCGCCTCGGCGACCGGCCTGTCACAGGCCATGCAGTATCAGGCGGACCTGGAAAAGCAGCTGAACAACGCGCGTGCCTCCTACGACGCCATGGCATCGGCCGTGGGCATGGGCGACAAGGACTCGGAGCGTGCTCAAGCGCGCCTCGACCTGGAGCGTCAGACCAACGATAAGATCCTTGCGCTACGCACCGACCTGGCCACGGCTACCACCGAAAAGCAGCGGCAGGACCTGCAGAAACAAATCGATCTGACCGAGGAATACGGCACCCGGCAAGTGCAGGTCATGCAGGAAGGCTGGAAGAAGATCGACCAGGCCCAAAGCGACTGGAGTAATGGCGCGAGCCGCGCGTGGGAAAACTATCGCGACAGCGCTGCAGATGTTGCTGGCCAGACGGAATCCATGTTCTCCAATGCGCTCAGCAGCACCGAAGACGCCATCGTGCAGTTCGTCAAAACCGGCAAGCTGTCGTTCAAAAGTCTGGCCGACTCCGTGGTGGAGGACTTGATCCGTATCCAGGCCAAGCAGGCCCTGGTCGGGCTGGCCAGTTCCGCCTTCAGCTTTCTGTCCGGTGGTAGCGCGGCTTTGGGTCAGGGAACCATGACTGGATTCGGCGGGGGATCTTTCGTCGCGAACGCCAAGGGCGGGGTTTACGACTCGCCCAGTCTTTCGACCTTCTCAAACGGCGTCTACAACACGCCCCAGACATTTGCCTTCGCCAAGGGTGCAGGGATTTTCGCCGAAGCCGGTCCGGAAGCGATCATGCCACTGACGCGTGGTGCGGACGGCTCGTTGGGCGTACGTGCTTTGGGCGGCGGCGATACCGACTCAAGCTCGAAGGCCGCCAGTACCCTGGCGGGCGTGACTCAGCATTTTCACTTCAGTGGCGGCGGTGATGCGGTATCAAGGGCGGAGCTCAAGCAGGCGGCGCAGGAAGGCGCACAGGCCGGCTACCAGATGGTGCTTGGCGACCTCAAAAGAAACGGGGCAGCCCGACAACTGATCAATCGCCGGTGACCGGCTTTAGGAGTACCCATGGCGCTTGAGTGGCCTGAATCGCTGGAGCCGACCGAAACTTCGTGGGGCATGACCTACAACAACCAGGCGTTCACCTCGACGCTTTCTAACGCGCAGCAGATCGTTGGCTACCCTGGCGCCTACTGGATGTGCACGCTGACCTTCGGCGTGCTGTTTGAAGAGGATGAGCGGCAGCTGACGGCGTTGATCGGTCGACTGCACGGGATGTTCGGCACGGTAAAGATTCCCGCGCTCACACGCACCCGTGACGATGACGTGGGTGCGGCGGTGGTGGTCTCTGGAGTGGCCCAGGCCACTACCATGATCATCGGCGGCGTCACTCCAAACGCCAAGGTTTTTTCCCTGGGCGACTACCTGACGATCGAAGGCGAGATGTTCGAGGTTGTGCAAGATGCCTCCGCGAATGCCCAAGGCAGGGTCACGGTGATGCTGAACAAGCGTATCCGGCGTGCGCTCAAGGCAGGTACCGCGGTGGAGTACCGCAACCCGTACTCGGAGATGCGCCGCGTCGTGGATACCCACGAGGTAGCCATTCAGCCGGTGGTATCCAACTGCACCCTGCAATTCCGGGAGGCCTTCTGATGGCTACTTCGTTTCCCTTCAGCCAAGGCGTGATCGACATCCTGTCCACCGGTCGCTTCATGGTGGTCTATGCCTGCCAGTTGGATTTCATCGACGGCATGGTGTACGCACACACGGGCACCGGACAGATCGTCATCGATGGCATCACCTATGAGGGCGTCGGTCAGTTCGGGGAGATTGGGCAGTCGCAGGAAAGCGATAACTCTGGGTCGCCCATGTCTGTTGATCTGAAGTTGTCAGGCCTGGACGCCTACATCCTTCGCGAGACGAACATCCGGGGCTGTCGCGGCAGGCCTGGCAAGCTCATGTTTGTCGCATTCGACGAGGCCGGCAACTACGCGGCCGACATTCTGTTCTCCGGCCGCATGGACGCCGCCGAGTTTCAGTTCGGCGGAAACGGCAACGACGGCAACAGCATCACTGTCCCGGTGATCGACCGAATGGCGGAGTGGAACCGCACGGGCACCGAGCGCTGGACGGATGAAAACCACCAAGCCCGCCACGACGGCGATCGCTTCTTCTACGCCGTCGCACAGATGGCCGAATGGCCCCTGTATTGGGGCGCTGGCAAGGATGCTCCGGCGTTCACCTACGAAAAGTGACCCTATGCGAAATCGAGATTGGACCACGCGTCTGCACAACGTCATCAAGGCCGCCCTAGAGCGGCCTTTTTCATGGGGCGAATTTGACTGCTGCCTGTTCGCTGCTGACTGCACAGTGGCTGTGTGCGGGGTCGATCCTGCTGCGCTGTACCGCGGCAAGTACAGCACCGAGGCGGGCGCCAAGCGCGCGCTGAAGAAAAACCACGGCAGCCTAGAGGCGGCGTGGGACGCCTGTTTCGCGCGGGTGCCTCCGGCATTCGTCCAGCGCGGAGACGTCGCCATGTACGAAGGTCCGCAGGGTAAGGCCATCGCAGTGTTCTGGGCTGGAGAATTCTGGGCGGCGACCGATGACGGCGCCGCCCGGGTGGTGTGTGAGCCGTTAGCAGTGTGGAGAGTTGAATGAGCGGTGGAGTTAAGAAAATTGCTCAGGTGGCCGTGGGCGCTGTCGTCGGCTTTGTTCAAGGCGGCCCGGTCGGCGCGGTGGTCGGCGCCGGTCTGGCGTTCTATGCTGCTTCCCAGCAGGAGGCGCTAACCAACAGTTCGTCAACGCGCGCCAGTGAGCCGTCCGCTCAGACGGTTCGGTCGTCAAAGGCGCCGATCCGTTTCATCTTGGGTCGCGTCAGCACCGGTGGCGTGCTTGTCTGGGCTCAGGAGCAGAGCGGCGGCCAAGGGGCAGGGGAGTGGGTGCACCTGGTTTATGTCCTGAGCGAAGGCCCCGTCAGCAGGCTGGAAGACATTTTCCTGGGGCAAGAATCGATCAGCAAGTTTGGCGACGATGCCACGTACGAGCTGGTGGTCAACCCGACCACGGTCAACGCCTTTCTCAAGGCGAACTGCCCTGACTGGAAAGACACGCAGATCGGCCGGGGCCTGTCCTATGTGCGCCTCTCGCTGCGTTACAACGCCGAGAAATTCCCCTCAGGTATTCCCGACGTGCGGTTTGTGGTGCGAGGGCGCGACGACGTTTACGATCCGCGCACCGGTGCCTCCGGCTACACCCAGAACACGGCGCTGCACATCCTCTGGTATCTGCGCACCCGGTGCGGCGTGCCTGACGACGAGATCGTGTTTTCCACCTTCGCCAGCGCGGCCAACGTGTGCGAGGAGCTGGTGACGAACGCAGACGGCACCAGCAGCCAACGTTACACCACGGCTTGCGTGATCGCCGCCGATGAGCAGCGCACGCAGGTCATCCAGAAGCTGGAGGCCTCCTGCGCAGGCAAGCTTATCCGGGTGGGTGGCCGCTGGATGCTGCAGGCCGGTGCCTACTATGGCCCGTATGACTTCGAAATCACCGAAGACATGGTCATCGGCACCATCAAGGGCGGTACCGAATCGACCAACGATGCGGCGATTAACACGGTGCGCGGTACCTTCATCGATACCAGCCAGGCATGGGCCGAAACGGACTATCCCGAGGTGGTGGTCAGCCAGTGGCTGGCCGAGGACGGTGGCGAAGCAGCGGAGACGTTGAGCTATCCCTATGTGACGGACGCCTATCAGCCGCAACGTCTGGCCAACATCGAGTTGCGCCGGCGGCGCGCGGGCGGCGCGATCAGCATCCCGATGAACTTTGCCGGGTATAACTGCCGCCCCGGCCGCGTGGTACGCGTGAACCTGCCATCGTTGAACATCCTGGGCGAGTTCATCGTCACCAACTGGGCCATGGGCGCCAAGGAAGGCTGTACGGTTTCTCTGGCTCAGTATGAGCAGGCAATCTTCGACGACGCCGTGGGCCAGCCCTACAACCCGCTGGGCTTCATCAGTCTGCCGTCGGGCGGCCTGGGTGCTCCAACCGGCCTCGTCTGGGCGCCAGATGCCACCTCCGAAGTGGTCCAAGGGGTTCTTTCATGGAATCAGCCGGCCGGCATCGTCTCGGCGTTCGTGGTCACCGTGCGCCAGGGCGGCGCCGTTGTGCAGGCGCACACAATCCCGGCGACCAGCAGCCAATGCAACATCAGCGGGTTGGGATCGGGCAGCTACACCATGAGTATTGCCGCGGTCGGGCCCATGGCGCGCTCGGGCGAGGCTTCCATCACGGTATCGATCGACGGTCCGCCCATGCCGGAAGCCTGCGTCGTGCAGGCCTCGATCGATTCGATCACCCTGATCCCGAGCAACACCCTGCGCGGGCTCAATGGCGGCTTCTATGAGTACTTCTTCAGCACCAACCCCAAGGCGCCGGCGTCGGACGCCAAGTACCTGGGACAGGGCTTGACCTTCACCCACACCGGCCTGGGTTTCTACACGAACTACTACTACTTCGTGCGCTCGGTGAATGCCTATGGGAAGAGCGCGTTCCTGTATGTGGCGGCGGCGACTTCCAACGATGTGGGCGCCTACCTCGAGGCTTTGACGGGCCGGGTTACGGAAGCACAGATCGGAAAGCACCTGCTGGACCGGATCGACCTTGTCGACGGTGATGGGCCCGCTTCGGTGAACAAGCGTCTGAAGGAAGCCAAGGACCTGCTGGGAGGGCAGATTGCGGCCGTCGACACCGAGCTGGCCAGCGTGAAGGGCGAGCTGCAGGAGCAGATCGATACCATCGCTGATCTTGCCGACTCGATGCCCTACAAGCCAGATCAGACCTACGCTGTGGGTCAGGGGGTGCTGGGCGCCGATGGCATCATCTACCAAGCGGTCAAGGCTGTGCCGGTGAACATGCCACCGCCGAACACCACGTACTGGCTGAACGTTGGTCAGGCGGTGGTCACCGCGAACGGCCTCGCCGCGCGCGTGCAGACGGTTGAGACGAAGGTAACCTCGGTCGAGGACGTGAATACTTCGCAGGCCCAGCAGATCACTGGCCTGCGCACGGACGTGGACGGCAAGGCATCGGCCAGCAGCGTGCAGACCTTGGGCAACCGAGTGACCAGCGCTGAAAACTCGCTCACAAGCCAGGGCTCGGCCATCACCGGTCTGGACAACAGCCTGAAGACGACGAACACAAATGTCGGCAATGCCCAGACGGCGGCAAACAACGCTGCCACTCTGGCCGGCAGCAAAGGCAAGGTGCTGGTGCAGACGGCAACGCCCGCAGCAGCGGACCAGCTGGCGCAGAACCTCTGGATTGATATCACCGGCGGGGCCAATACGCCCAAGCGCTGGAATGGCTCGGCCTGGGCGGCTGTCACCGACAAGGTGGCGACAGATGCGGCGACGGCCGCGGCCAACGCGCTGACCCAGGTGCAAACCAAGGCCGACGCCAGTGCAGTGTCGGCGCTGACCAACCGGGTTACTGCAAACGAGACCGCCATCAGTTCCCAGAGCAGCAGCATCGTCAGTCTCAACAACAACCTGTCGTATGCCGGGGGTGAAAACTTAGTCTACAACCCCGACTTCGTTAAACCTGGCGCAGATGGCACGGTGGCCGAAGGGTACGTTGCGGATGCACCTGGTTCTCCGGGTGCGTCTACAGGTGTTTTTTCGTTGGTGCCTTCCTGGATGAACAGCGCTGAGAAGGCCCAGCGAATCACCGTGACAGGCCTGAATGCTAGCGCCCTCTATCGCTCCATTCGGAACAATGGCAACCGCTTACCCAAGGCTGCCGAGGGGCAACCCATCTGTTCATCCATTCACCTGCGAGGGACTGCGGGGCTGGGTTTTCGGATGTTTATCCAGCAGGTCAACGCATCGGGAGGTGTACTCACCACCACCAATACGGTCATGTATTCATTGACCGGCTCTACCCAGCGCATCGCCTTGGCTGTGCCTTCACCGGTGGCTGGCACTGCCGCCCTGGTGATGTTTTACAGGGTATACGGTAGCGAGACTGTCTCGGACGGATACATTGAGATGGCCCGCCCCCAAGTTGAATACGGCAACGTGGCTACAGGCTGGAGCAATAACGGCCAGGTGAACACGGCCGATCTGATAACAACGTCCAGTGCTGTTTCCTCATTGGGCAGTCGTGTGGATCAGCAGGGCGCAGCCCTGACCTCAACCAGTAACAGCCTGGTCAGCTTGTCCAATACGGTCGCGGGTGTTCAGAGCAGTCTGGGGGCGTCGGGACTTGATCCTGCAAGTGGAGCGCTCTGGAACTTCGATACCGGGGCTGACGGATGGATTCCGGCCAACTCCACGCTGTCCATGGCCTCGCCTGGAGTGCTTCGTCAAACTGCAACGTCAGGAGACCCCAGCATCAGGGTCGATGGGCTCAGCATCAACGGAGCGCTGTACACCAAGGTCAGAGCGTCGATTACCCGACGAGCAGGGGCGCCAGCTACCGACTGGGACGGCCTGATGTTTTATGCCACCAGTGCTCATGGGTTCACGGCCAGCTATTACAAATCGATCCCCAATCCCAACCTGGCAGTGGGTGAAAGCAAGGTCATTGAGTTCGACATGGCATCGCTTACCGCGGGGGGAAACGACTGGGCGACGAACACCATCACGTCTCTGCGTTTGGACTTAGGTCTTTCCGGGTCTGGCGTGTTTGACTTTGAATGGATTGTCGTGGGGCGCGTGAGTCCGGCGGCCTCGAGTCGCGCACTTGATTCGTTGACCTCTACGGTCAACCAGCAAGGGGGCAACCTGACCAGCGTGTCGGCTCGAACCACCAGCCTCGAAAACACGGTGAAGAGCGCGGTCGACGGTGTCACTGCAAACGCCACCGGCCTCAGTAGCCTGAAGAGTACTGTTGAGAAACAGGGCTCGGACTTTACGGCCACCGCTCAGAAGGTCGACGGCATTACCGCGCAGATCACACCGGATCTGACTGGAGACGATGGCTGGAACGTCGGCGAGGACACCGTTTCTGCCGGCACCGTTACCCTGCAGTCGGTAGCCGTCGATGCCACTTTGGCGGTTGCTCAGCGCGTAGACAGTGTCACGGCGGCGGTCGGCCAGACCAACGCGGCGCTGTCATCGGAGCAGACTGCCAGGGCCACGGCGGATGGCGCTTTGTCCAGTCGCGTGGATACGGCACAGGCCACCGCCAACGGCGCCACGGCAGCAGTTCAGCAGACCAGCAGTGCGTTGGCCAACACGAACGGGAAGCTGGCGGCCATCTGGTCGGTGCGCATGGAGCTCGCTTCGAACGGTCAGCCCTACGCAGCAGGTTTCGGACTTGGCCTTGAGGCGGGTTCGGGCGGAGCCACGTCGCAGTTCATCGTGCGCGCCGACACGTTCCTGGTAATGAACACCAACACGCAGACCCCGCAGTCGTTCTTTGCCATCACTGGCGGGCAGACGTTCATTCAGGCGGCCTATATCCAGGATGGAACCATCACCAATGCCAAGATCGGCAGCTACATCAGCTCGACGAACTACGTCGCGGGGCAGTCAGGATGGATCCTGAACAAGAACGGCACGCTTGAAATAAACGGGATGGTCGCCGGCGGCGGGCGTCTGGTGATCACCAATCGATCCGTGCGGGTTTACGACAACAACAACGTCAAGCGCGTGCAACTGGGAGACCTCACCGAATGAGTTTTGGACTGGCGACATGGGGGCCGGACGGGGCGCTGCAGATCGATCCGACCTCATTCACGATGCGTGTGGTGCTCTCAACTCCGGTCACCTTCCCGACGAGCCCGAGCAGCGCGAAGGCTTCGCAGGACTTCTCGGTGCCAGGCATCACGCCGAACAATGGAACAGCCACAGTAATTCCGATTGGCGCATATGGGGATGCCACTCAGTTCGAGACCGAGGTGCTCACCGATGTGGTGCGCGTCTACAACTGGAACCGAGGTTTTCCCGCAGGGACATGGACGTCTACAGCGGGGACCATGAGGCTACTTGTCATAAGGTTTGCATAATGGCGTACGGCCTGGAATTCACCAACAACAGCAACGTGGTCACGCTCGACTCTGAATACGCTCGCCTCAGCGTGCTGTGTAGCGGCAGATATGCGCCGACGCAGGAATCCGGTCTGGGCTCCACCACAAACTTTCCATTCACCATAACCAGCACGGAGCCGCCCCTGATCTTCGTGAGGCCGGACACCACCAGCAACATCTCCGGTCTCTGCTTTGCGCGCGTCATCGGATCGCCTGGCGCTTGGACGGGCTTCTACGTCCGAGCCTATGACGTAAACACCGCACAACCAAACGGTCGATACTTCGCAGCAGCGTTCATGGCTACACGTGTTGCTACATGGGGGATGGACTTATGGGACAGCGCGGGTAAGTTGCTCTTCGACAGCGGAACCCCGTCTGCGCTCTTCACTCGTGCCTATCAGAACTGGACGTTCGTGAAGACTGCGCCAACCGGCGGCGCAGGGTTTCTCAACTATTACACCGTTCCATTCAACTTTCCCGCCAATGAATACATGATGCTGAACAACTTCTCAATGAGCATGGTGGCGGGCAACGCGCCAGGCAGGCTGTTGTATTGCTGGTAGGATTTCCCATCCGGAACACTTTGGGCAATCACTTCCGGCACGAGTAACCCTACCGCTTTCTACCTGCCTGCGCTCTTCGCGAAGATGAATAACTAGGGGCATATAAAATGGCAAGACAGATAGTTGATATCAGCACCGTTCAGGCGAACGGGAAGAGAGGCGAGCCAGCACCGTCTGCCTTCGCAAAGCTCAACGCCAACGACGGAGAGCTTTACGCGCTGGTCGGCGTCGGCGGCATCGTTGACTCCGGCTCCAATGCTAACGGAAGCTATGTGAAGTACGCTGATGGGACAATGGAGTGCTGGGGAATAAGTACGAACGCCGTTGCTGTCAATACTGCAGGCGGGAGCGTTTTCCATTCATCAGTGGCTGTGGGTTTTAACTTTGCGGTCGCGTTCTCTAACGTCCCATCCATATCTCCCAGCGCTATTACTTCAAATGGGTACTATTGCTGGGCTGCGGTGGATGGATCTGCAAGCTCCGCTGCATTCGCCTGTAGGGCTGTTTCGCCTGCAAACGGTGTTTCGTCCTATCTTTGCTACATCGCAAGAGGTCGCTGGAAATGATGAAGATCAATCTTTCACCTCAGCGCCGAGACGATACGCTTCAAGTCAGCCGCGCGGGCGCAACACTAATCGTCAACGGAGAGGCATTCGACTTCTCCCGGATGAATGACGGCGACACGCTTCCAGCCTCAGCCATCAAGTGCGAGTGGTTCGTCAACCAGGTGGACAAGGTAGGCGGGGAGCTGGAGTTGACCCTGCTGCTGCCATTGCCGCAGAACTACAGCCCGGCCCAGGCGTTCCCCGTGCCGTTGCTGGACGTGCCGGATGGTGAAGTTTTGTTCCCCGAACCGCTACCTGAGGTCACTTCCGCAATTGAAGCTGTCGCTTCGCCCGCCCAGGAGCCTGAGGCATGAGCAATATCGACTGGAGCCAACTGATCACCAAGGCGATGAAGGAGCAGGCCGCAGCAGACAGGCTGCTGGCCGACGCCAAGGCGGAGCTCGCCCGCCGGCGCGCTGCTGCCGACTACGCCATCGCGCCGCTGCAGGATGCCGTCGACTTGGACGATGCCACCGGCGCCGAGGTGGCCGCGCTGAAAGCCTGGAAGAAGTACCGCGTTGCGCTGACCCGCGTGCCCGACCAGGCCGGGTACCCTGGCACCGTTGAATGGCCCGACGCACCGGCCTGACCTACCGCCTCATCCGATGCCCGCCCTGTGCGGGCTTTTTTTCATCTGGAGAAAAGAATGAAGACCTCACCGAAGGGCATCGCCCTGATCAAATCCGCGGAGGGCCTGCGGCTCAAAACCTACCCCGATCCCGGCACCGGCGGACTTCCCTGGACGATCGGTTACGGCAGCACGTCGGGCGTGACCCGGAACATGGTGATCACGGAAGCCCAGGCCGAGCAGATGCTGGCGGCCGACCTGGTGCGGTTCGAGCGCATCGTGGAGCGCGCGGTACGCGTGCCGGTCACTCAGGGCCAGTTCGATGCACTGGTGTCGTTCACCTACAACGTCGGGGAGGGCAATTTCACCAAGTCGACGCTGCTGCGCAAGCTGAACGCTGGCGATGCCGCTGGCGCCGCCGAGCAGTTCACGCGCTGGGTCAACGCTGGCGGCAAGGTGCTGCCGGGCCTGGTCAAGCGGCGCGTCGCCGAGCGCGCCTTGTTCCTGGAAATCGCGTGACCTGACCAACAATCAAGCGCTCCACCGCGCTGCTTTCCATAGGTGACCACCATGGCTGCATACACCGTTCAAAACATTTTCCCTTGGCGTCTCTCCAACTCACCGGTCGTGATAACCGCTGTGGTCAAGTCAGGCACGGTCGTCGTCGAGAAGCAGGCAGGTGATACGTGGGTTCCTGCCTTCACGTTCACCGAAACCGGCTGTCAGGCGTTGTGGCTGGGGCGCGGCCGCTTCCGGGTCACTCCAACCGGCAACGCTGTTTATGAGACCGACGAACTATGACTGTCACGGCGGGCAATGGAATCATCGCGGCGCCAGGCAACAAGGCATCAATTCAAGGCATCATCGCCAGCAGCGGAGATCGCCGAGGGCTGCAGCTGATTCAGAACTACAAGTTCGCCACCGATCTGGCCGGATGGGCGGCCGACCCTGCCTACGCTCGAAAGACGGAGACAGGGTTCAACGGCGGCGATCCCTTTGTCGAGTACAACGGCGTGTCAGGCAATTTTGACAACTTCACCACTTCGAACGACGCTGATTCGGGGATGCTGGTGGAGCCATCCACGACCTACATTGTCAGCGGCGCCAGGACAGCCAGCTTCACCGGAAACTACCCTCAGGTGCAGATCAACACAGGCGCGGATGACGGCGCTGGACACGCCTTCCCAGGCACGACCCTGGCGTCGATGCGATTCACGGCGGCTGCAGCCGAGACTCGTTGGTCGCTGCAGTTCACCACCGGTGCCGATACGAAGAGGGTCTGGATTCGGTTTCAGGGCCTGGGCGGCGTCGGCCGGTTGCGGCTGATGAAGCTCAACCTGACCAAGGATGCCACCGTTCAGCCGTTCCGCGACTACTTCTACAACGGCAACTGATACGGCGTAGGCGGCCAAGCCCAACTTACATATCAGCGAAAGCTAGGTCCCGAAGATGGTCAAGGCCATTATCGGTCGCTGTTCGCCAAGGGTAGATAACGACATTGGTGCTTACGTCCGGTCGGTGGGGGGCAGCCCAGCGGCGAATTCGACCCAGACCGAATGGCTGCAGTGCACTTTCGTGGGGGATATCATTGCTCAATAGAATGCCAGCTACAGCTACTTGGATGTGGTGGTGAGCGAGGGCGTACGGCGGACACTTCTATAGCGCCTACTTTCGCCGATTGGGGTACAGCTTAATAATCGATTTATGAGTTTTTTGGTTGACAGTAACGCTCCTGGCAAACGGGCGGAGTGCGTCAAATCCAGCTGGAGTGATCGGCTCATAGCCTCCTGCTTTTTTTGAAATATGTCCGTCTGCGATGAGCTTTGCAAGATCAGGATACTGGGGGGCATTGGCGAGCATATGGCGTATCTTTTCAATGTCTTCGGGAGATAAAGCCATGAGCGGTTTCCTAGGGAATAGATGGTTTCTAAATCACTTTGTTGCAGCCAAATTTTATTGGAAAAACATTAGTTTAAATCGGGCGTCGTCACACTGCCAGCTAGGTATCGGGTCGTGAAGCGCCAGACGACGAAACTGATTCAGGATTGCGTGAAGGTACTGCTTAGCACAACCCCATGATGCAGGCCACTATGGCTATCCATGCAAGTCCGGTCGCAGCCAGGGAGAGGGCGAACGGGAAAAGCGGACCGCTTGGGTCTTTTCCATTCATCAACGAGTCTGATCCACGTTGCCGACGATCCACAGCAGGTCCCGCCAGGGGAACACGCTCTGAACCCTGATCATCTTGCAGGATGGGCCGTGCACGAAAGGCTTTGCCGAATCCTGTAGCGACTGCCACCCATCACAGCTCTTGCAGCGGATGTGTGGAAAGGGATCATCGTGCACCGACCAGAATCTGGTCCAGATGTCTATATCACTGAGCTTGGGTTCCAGGTTCAGCCATTCCAGCGTGTCCATGTGCGCCTCCGTTGTCCTGGTCCAAGCATAGTTGGCTCTGCTGCTCTTCGCTGGGGCAATGCGCGGGCACGGCTGTCTGCGGATCTGGAGCCGCCAATGTTTCGCGGAAAGGGTAGGGGCCCTCGGCTGACTGCCGCGCTACCATCTGCATCCCCCGCATCCGATTGCCGAGCGCTGATAGCTCGACGTGGGCGGCGGAGAGGTCGCGCTTGTACGACGCCAGCAGATGCAGCGCCTGGTCGCGCTCACGCGCAGTGACGGCGTGGATCTCGACCAGCTTCAGGATATTCGCCCGGGCCTGGCGCAGGTCGGCGGCCACCTGCTCATACTCTGCCTGGACCAAGTCGGCCTGTTGCTTCCATATCTGCGCTTCGGTGGGTATGCCAAGGCATCCGAACTCTTCGTCTTCGATTTCCATACTGCTGCTCATCGATACTGTATGCGTGTACAGTAGTCGAGGTGGGGCGGATGGCTCAAGAATGCGTCGATGGGTGGTCGAGGAATGATGGGCAGATTGGTTCTTCGGGCGAGGAATGAAACGATCTGAGCTTAAGACCGCCCCTCATTGCAAGGGGCGGCATGTAGGTCAGCGATTAGGCGTGCTACGGCAGTGCTGGCAAACGTATTCGAGGCGCCCTCGACGCATACGGGTGTATGCACATACGTGTACCGGGCGAACGATTGGACATGTAAAAGACATGGCGTCGATTCCTAGCAGACGATCGGCAGTTGGACTCGCCGTTATCCATCTGCTATCGTCTCGGTGCCAACGTCGACAGAAGCAATTGGATTTTTGCGAGGTAAGCACGTCGCAGATCTTCACGCGCCTACGTTTGACTCTTCACCAGCAGGGCACTTCCGATGCCCTGCTGGTGAAACCTTTTCTCAGCCTAGACTAGGCGCACTTTTTCTCCGCAGCCCAGCTACCACAACCTTCTTTGAAGAAAAGCTCGGTTTCCCTTTTTTCAAGATGGTTGATTTTCTCCAGCAAACTACGTACTTCGCTTTTCTGGCTCTGCGCCTCTAGGTATAGGTTGCGAAGAGCCATGTCTGCGATTTTGGGGATCGAGTTTTCACCTGACTCCCATTTCTTGATGGTTTCGTCTGAATAAGCAAGGATGCCCGCAAGCCTTTTCCGCGTAAGCTTCAGTTCACCACGAAGAAATCTAAGCTCGTCACCCGACAAGAGCGTGTCTTTTTCCACGAGTGAAAAAGCGATCGCCCTATGCAGGCCCTCGATGTTTTCGATCTGGAAGACCGGCTTGCCATCGCGAGAGACACCAATTGTATAGCCATTTTCAAGCCATACATTAGGTAGACCGCAAGCCACATAATGGAACTTGCCCATATTACTTTACCTCGATTGATGCTGACAAAACCTCGATCCATGACGTGTCTCGGACCAAGGCAAAAGAAAGCTGTACAAGCCCCTCATGGGAGTGATGGACAATAATTCCCCGGACTTCGTCATGATCGATCTCCAGTCCATACGGTTGAACATTGCCGGCCCGCAGGCACTCCCAAATTTCAGGCATCGTCAAAATTCTGCCACTGTGTAAATCATTTATGTCTGCTGTGAAAGCTACGCTGTCAAGATTTAATGCGATCTCATTGATGCGATTGGTCAAGCACCTGGGGTGGTCTTCGAACCTTGATATCTTCAGATTGCTGTTGAGCATAGGCTGCGACCATCGTCTCGTTTTCGACAGTGTAGGTATTTAATACCTGTAGCGCAAGGGGTGTCCTGCTGATCTTAGCGAGCCTTTGATAGGGTGCTTTGGAAAATGAGAGCGGTTGCCTCTAAGCGCAGTCCTAGTGTTGCCGGAATTTGGGGGAGAGGTGGGCAGAACGCCCAAGAGGGGTGCTGGAATGCAGCGTGACCAAAACGTGAGTCACGCCAGTTCACAGCGTGAACGAGGTGAGCATTTGTGAGACAGCGTGACCGATTGCGGGCGGCGTAAACGCTTGTTTTCAAAGGGCTCCCTCAAGGAGCACATGATTTAGGTTCCAGTGCGTCTTGAGCCGGAAGGATGCGCAAAACCCAGGCTGGAAGCCCCTTGTTTACGTTTGCAAAAACACAGAAGCTGCCACTTTTTGCCGGGTCGGGATAGACGGTTATCCATTTGATATCAGCAGGTTACGTGGCTTTGATCCGCTGCATGGGGTGCAAGCGATTTACTGCATGAATCGCCCGTTCTAGGAGAGTAGCGAACTTCGTTGTCCGGAGCAGCTTGAGAGGCAAAGCCCTTATGTGGGTCAGTTCTGGTATTTCCGATGGGTTGAGGATAGGGCAAAAGTCGGCAGAGATCCGGGGTCCGTATGCCGAATCGGCATACGGATGGCAGACGTCATCTGATACCAATTTTGATACCGGTGGCGGTTCTCCGTTGATTTGCGGTGAGCGCTCTTGCACGGCAAAGGCCCGGAAACATTGATCAACAGCTAACCTCAGCAACCACTCAAGACTGCATGGTGATGTTAGCTGTGGAGATCAAGGAGCTTACCTATCAATAACTGGGGGGAGCGATGGTTTCAGGCGATACCGATTCGAGGCCGACGCGATACCACGCTGGAGCCGGGCAATAAAGGCG